TTTGTCCGGCCCTGATGTAAGTTATGTGGCGCACAGCAAGCCTGGATTCCGGTTTACATATCAGATAATGTCATCTTGTTGAGTTCTGTCAGAGCTTGCAGAGGACAATGATTATGGAAGAAGGATTTTACTGGATACATTACGGTGGCAAGGTTCAGGTGGCTTATTACACTGACGGCGAAACCGAAGACCTTGAGACAGGCAGAATCATCACAGGTATCTGGCACCTCACACAGGGCGATGATATCTGCGATGACGGAGAGGCTGAAATTTTAGCAGGACCGTTAACACCGCCACATATTTGAAATAGATGCCGGTGCGCTTCAATATATGGTATAGACTGATAAGTGGTGAATCCCCCTGTGCGGTGGGGCAATCCAGTTGACGTTGTAAATATGCTTGCGGCTCGTATAACTGGTAACGAGTCACCGGGAGGCACCCGGCACTTATCTTAGTATCCATACCTGATTTTAAATTTTGCCTGCTTGTAAAAGCAGGCTTTTTTATATGCGCTTCGTTAGTAGTGCTATCATTAAATCGTGAACCAGGCCATAACCATCAACCGGACATCCTGACCGGTAAATGACGCTGCTCGACACGGCTGTTATACAGATGATGGCCTGGTATCATGCCTACCTACTTAGATTAAAAACTCAGTTTGGCCTGCTGAATAAGCGGGCCTTTTTTTATCTCAGGCTTCCGGAACCCCCATCAAAGGTCTTGTCATTAATTCATCCGGAGAGCCTGAGCCCTACCCACATAACACCCGCATCCCAGCGAGGTGAGAGAAATGTCCCGTATGAGCAAACTTGTCACCGGAGTCGCCCTCGGCACCTCAGGAGGAACAATCCTGAACGGCGTGCTCACAAAACTGAGTCCTGACGAATGGAGCGCCATAGGCGTGCTGGCTGGTATCGCCGGGATAATCATCACAGGACTCATTAACTGGTACTTCAAACGTAAAGTTGCAAACGCACAGGTAAAGGCGCTTGAGAAGTACGGTCCCGCAGTCAAAGTCGGAGAAGATTAAATGCCAATGACCAGTAGCCTGCGTAACAAACTCATCGCCGCTGCTGGTGGTGGTGCAATGCTGATCGCCTCCCTGTTTCTCGGTGGGAAGGATGGCGTCGAAGGACGGAAATATGAAGCCTATAAAGACGTCGCCGGGGTATGGACTGTCTGCGACGGCCATACGGGCCGGGATATCGTGAGAGGGAAGAAGTATACCGATCGCGAATGTGACCAGCTGTTATGGAAAGACCTCCAGCCAGCCAAGCGTACGGTAGACAATCTGGTTAAGGTGCCGCTGGGCGAGTATCAGCGCGCCGCGCTCTACAGCTTTGTTTTTAACGTTGGCTCTGACGCGTTCTCTAAATCCACGCTGCTGCGCAAACTGAACAAAGGCGATCACGACGGAGCGTGCGAAGAGATGCGCCGCTGGGTTTACGCCGGTGGCATGAAATGGAAAGGCCTACAGAACCGGCGAGAGATGGAGCGGTCCATGTGCCTGGCGGAGAGCAAACATGACCTTTAGCCTTCGAACGATTCTGCTAATTGTTCTCGTGGCCGCACTGCTGGCAAGTGGTTATGGCGAGCTACGTTACCGGAATGGCTGGTACGCCCACGCTGACCACATCAACGCCCTGGCCGCCGATAGACGCGCCAAAGCAGAGAAGGCGATTCAGCCTGTTGAGCAGAAGGCCGCGCAGGCCAGCGACGAAGGCCGGATCATCTACCGAACCATAACCCGCGATGTGGTGAAATATGTCCAGGATCCGAATCGTACCGTTTGTGATTTTGATGATGAGTCTGTCCGGCTGCGGCAACAGGCTATCGACGCTGCCAATTCCATCAGCGGATTTGATGCAGGACCCGTGCAAGGGAAGTGATGCTGGTGCCAACAGTGACGAAGATCTGCAGGCTGATGTTGAAACCGCGCAATGCTTGCGCCAGCTGCGGCTCAATACGTATCGCTGGCAGGCCTGGTATAAAGCGTTACTTTAAAGTGAGTGCCGGGCAGCTGTCACCACCCGGCCTGTGCTTACTACTGCAGTTCCTTATCTTTTAGCTGTTCAACGTAAAAGTCATAACGCTGAAGGAACCACAGCCGGCAGTCTTCATCCATGTTGCCGGTTAATGCATCCGTGCAGAGATGTCGGCCTTGCAAGTGCATCCGGGCAAAACTAGAGGCAAGAAAATCTAAATCCCGGGAAGACACGACACCTTTCTCACTTACTAACTGCATACATTCCTCCTCTGTTTGATGAAACAAAAAGAAAAATGCGACTGTTGTAAGTATGGCTCAAAAAATCGTACGCGCGTTCATCCCGGTGCATAAGCAGGCTTGAAACCGTCACAAAGGAACTGACAGGTCTGCAGGCTTATGTGCGATAGCAGTACCTGAAATATAATTCTTTGCAAAGCCCATAAAAGAAAACCCTTATGAGCAGGAAATCCGGGCTGCTTATAAGGGCATGCAAGTGCATATCGTTAGCGCCGACGCTTAATGTTCCCCAGGCGCGCTTCCTCGCTATGCCGCATAAGTTTAAGGCCTATGTTGCCGGGTTCGGTTCCGGTAAGACGTGGGTTGGCTGCGGCGGCATCTGCAAGGGGATGTGGGAGTTTCCCAAAATCAACCAGGGCTATTTCGCACCGACCTATCCGCAGATCCGCGACATCTTCTACCCGACAGTGGAAGAGGTGGCGTTCGACTGGGGGCTAAAGGTCCAGATTAACGAGAGCAACAAAGAGGTCCATTTCTATGCCGGGCGGCAGTACCGGGGAACCACTATCTGCCGCTCGATGGAGAAACCGGCCACGATCGTCGGGTTTAAAATCGGCAACGCGCTGGTGGATGAGCTGGACGTAATGCCTGCGCTCAAAGCGCAACAGGCCTGGCGGAAGATCATCGCCCGCATGCGTTACAATGTCACCGGCCTGCGTAACGGCATTGACGTCACCACCACGCCGGAGGGGTATAAGTTCGTTTACCAGCAGTTCGTTAAGGCAGTGCGCGATAAGCCTGAGCTGGCAACCTTGTATGGCCTGGTGCAGGCCTCCACGTTCGATAACGAAGCGAACCTGCCGGATGACTATATCCCGTCCTTGCTGGCGAGTTATCCGCCGGAGCTGATTAAGGCCTACCTGCGCGGGCATTTTACTAACCTGACCAGTGGTACCATTTACCACCAGTTCGATCGTACGCTGAATAACTGCACCGACGAAGAGCAGCCGGGCGAGCCGCTGTTTATCGGCATGGACTTCAACGTCGGTAAGATGGCCGCCATCGTTCATGTGAAACGTGAAGGGTTGCCGCGAGCGGTGCGGGAGCTGGTGAAGGTCTATGACACTCCGGCGATGATCAAACGCATTCAGGAAGAGTTCTGGCGCTATGAGGGCGGCCGCTACGTTGCCAGCCGCCAGATCTACATATACCCGGACGCCTCCGGCGACAGCCGCAAATCCAACTGCGCCAGCCTGACCGATAGCGACGCTGACCGCATCCTGGGATGCTCCGCTGGATAAAGCCGGTAAGCCGCAGGCCGATGTGATCGCCTATCAGGCTCAGTGGCGCCGGAACGATAGCGAGTGGGTGAACGTCCCGCAAACCGGGCTCCGCAATATTGAGGTGCCCGGCATTTTTGAAGGTGATTATCTGGTGCGGGTCCGGGCGATAAACTCAGGCGGGGCGTCCAGCCTGTGGGCAATGTCAACGCTGACACACCTCAAAGGCCGTGTGGGAGATGTTCCAAAGCCAGTTAATTTCCGTACCACGCCATTGCTCTGGGGCGTGCAGCTGGACTGGGATTTCCCTGCCGGCACTGGCGATACGCTGCAGACAGAAATTCAGTATTCCGCAGTATCAACCGGCGCGAACCCGATGCTGCTGGCTGGTGTTCCGTACCCTCAGCAAATTTACCAGCAACTTGGGCTAAAGGCCGGGGTAGGGTTCTGGTACCGGGCGCGGCTGGTGGATCGCACCGGCAATAAGTCAGCCTGGACTGCCTTCATTCAGGGCAGCAGCAGCTCGGATGCCGCGGATTACCTGTTGGATATCGATAACCAGATCAAACAGACCGACGCCTACAAAGACTTGGTTTCGGATATAACTGATCTGGGTGAAGATATCCAGTCAGCGCGCGACGACATCAGCACAGTCACAACAGAGTCGGCGGCGACCAAAGCGGGCCTGGCGAAGGAGATCACGGACCGTAAGAAAGCCATCACCGACGAGGCAGCGGCCCGCGGCCAGGCGCTGCTGACCGAGAAGAGCGAGCGCGTCGCGGATATCAGCAACGTCAACCAGACGATTCAGACCAGCACCGAATCGCTGGCGCAGCAGATTGCGCAGGTGTCGGCGGGGACCGGTTCTCAGTTCGATCCGGCCAAAATCTGGTATTTCGATTCGACAGCAGAGGGCTGGACCGGGAACGGCACGCCAACCATTGTTAACGGCTGGTTGCGCCCTGCCAACCACGCATCGGACCCATACGTTGCTTCTCCTGCGACGCTGGGCATTACGGCAGCTGCGTATCGCTTCCTGAAGCTGCGCATCAGGAAAGTGGGAGCGCCTGCATGGGCGGGGGAAATCCGCTGGCGCAATACGGCCAGTTTCAACGAAACCAACCGCTTCGTGGTGGCCGAACCGGCGTATAACGCCGACGGCGTTGCCACGCTGGAATGCGACGATATCCCCTGGCTGGCCGAGACGACGATTAACCAGATTCGGCTGGACCTTTCCAGCAAACAGGACGCGACAAACTACTTCCTGATTGACTGGGTGGCGATCGGGCGGCCAACGCCGGGCGCCGGGATGGCCGCCCTGCAGCAGGAAACGACAGCCCGTGTTACCGGCGACCAGGCGGAAGCCACGGCGCGCGAGACGCTGGCGACGCAGATCCGTGGCGGTTATACCGGTGACGACCCGTCAAAACTGGCCTCGGGCCTGCTGTACACCGAACGCCAGGCGCGCATCACGGCGCAGGAAGCGGAGGTGAAAGAGCGGAAGAAGCTGGAATCGACCGTTAACGCTAACCAGGCTTCCGTTACTCAGGAGCTGGCGACGCTGACAACTGAGCAGGAGGCTCAGGCCACCACGCTTTCGGGCCTGCAGGTTACCGTCGGCAAAAACACCGCAGATATCACCACAGTCACCAAAGCCGTCGCTGATAACAACAAGGCGCAGACCACCGCGCTGGCTGCGGTTAAGGCCACGACCGACCAGAACACGGCGGACATCAGCACGGAAACCACTGCACGTACGAATGCTGACAGCGCACTCGGCCGCCGCATCGATACGCTGAAAGTGGATGTGGACGGCAACACGGCCAGCCGGGACGCCGGTATTGTCGGTAACGTCACCAATGCGCTCGCCAGCTTCACCGCGTTCTCTGAACAGCGCGTGACGTATGCTGTTGGCGAAACGAAAACGATGGCTGAAATCATCGAAACCCGGAAGACCGCCGCGGATGCCACGAGTGCCGTGGCGAAGCAGGTCTCCACGCTTAAGGCGACGGTTGAGGAAAACGGTCAGACCAACGCGGCAGCCATTACGCGCATTGATGAAGCGGTCGCGGATCTGGAAAGTGCTACCGCGATCAGCATTCAGGGGGTTAAAGCTGAGATTGGCGATACCAACTCCGCAGTCCAGACAACCAGCGAAGCTGTTGCTGACATCAGCGGCAAGTTGAGCGCCCAGTGGGGCGTTAAGGTTCAGGTGGAAGCGAACGGGGTTAAACGTATCGCGGGTATTCAGCTGGGCATTGATGCAACCGGGTCCTCAAACTTCCTGATTTCTGCCGATACGTTTGCGGTTTATAACCCGACGACAAAAGGACAGGAACTGGTGTTTGCTGCCACCGGCGGGCAGATGTTCATGCGATCGGTGTTCATCCAGGATGGTTCCATCGACAACGGCAAGATCGGCAATTACCTCCAGTCCAGCAACTGGGACGGGACCGGAAATGTCGGCTGGCATATCAATAAATCCGGGTATGCCACGTTTAACGGCGTGACGGTCAGGGGGACTATATACGCAACCAGTGGGGAATTCAGAGGGACAGTTTACGCGACGGATGGAGACTTCAAAGGCACAGTTTACGCGAACAAAATCGTAGGCGATGTCGTTAATATGTTCTCCTTCCCTGGTGGAAGGTTTCAGGGAGACCCGGGTAAACAAAAAGATTTCTTTCGACAGGTTACCTGGGCGGGGGGTGTCCCGTATGACGTCACTATCGCTGTTCCGACATTTGTCGTCTGGAATGAAAGTGAAGCTTATAATGGTTCTCTGGAAGCATATATCAATATAAACGGGAGAGATATTACAGTAGTGTCTCTTGGCTTAAAGCTATCGTATAACGACCCCAATAGTGTCAGTCGTCAGGTTAACAGTTATGTACCCGTTACAGGTAGTCTGGATATTCCCGCAAACTCAGGCCCTGTGACTATACGTATTGGCCTTAGAGGGATTACCAGTGGGAGTACTCATATGGATATGCAGCCATCAATGGCGTTAATTACCAAAAGAAATTCCCCAAACTTCTCCGGTTATTCAGGTAATTAATTCCGGTCAGGTGGCTGCTGGCGATCTGGCTTACACGGGCTGTAAATAAAAATCCGATATAAGTATTTCGGCTCCGCACACGTTATTTCTTCTGAATTCAATAATCACACCCTTATAACCCAGCTCCGGCTGGGTTTTTCATTTTAAGGACATCACGAATGGCTACGATAACCGACGATTTAGCTAAAGCCGTCACGGAAGGTTTTCGCCAGGCACAAATTGATATCGCCAACCAGGACAAATTTTTATCCGGCACGGGTGATGTGGAGATCGTTCTGGCTGATGGTACGAAAAAAACTGTACCCACTCTCAGCAAACTGATTACCGCAGCGACCACCGCCGGTACCAGTGCCGCGGCAGCGGCAACATCTGCCACAAACGCTAAAACTTCTGAGACGAACGCAAACACGTCGAAAAATGCGGCAGCCAGCAGCGCCTCTGCGGCTGATACATCAAAGACCAACGCCAAGACCTCAGAAACCAACGCGAAAACGTCTGAGACGAATTCTAAAACGTCGGAGAATAACGCTGCTGCCAGCGCCAGTAGTGCCGCAGCATCGCTGGCCGCCGCGTTGTTGCTGACCTCTGTACCTTTCGAGGCAGCGCCGTTCCCTGACGTATGGGCACCGCTCAACGACGATCTGCGCCTGCTCGCGGGTTTTGCTCCCTATGACAGGCTGACCATCTCTGGGCAGGTGCTAGAACTGCCGTCGAAGTCAGTGACGTTTACCCGCGCGACTGCGGCTACATATATTGATAAGTCGGGAGTATTACGAATCGCTGCTATTAATGAGCCTCGTTTCGAAAAAGAGGGTCTGCTTATGGAAGGGTGGGGAACTAATCATATTCTCTACTCGGCAGACACAACCAAATGGAGAAGTTCTTTCGCAGAGGATGTTGGCATCGCACAAAGTGACGTATTAGCACCTGACGGCGCATCATTAGCCGGAAGGGTTTCATTTTTAACAACAAATGCGGTGCAGGCTACTATTTCTGCCAATATAGAAAACTACTCAGGATTTACCACAGGTGGTTTCGTCACCACGTCATTTTTTGTGAAGCCCGGTGAGAGATCAATTGTTCAAATCGTATGGCCCGGCGGCGCAACTGGTGTGTCCTCCGCCTATGCGAACTTTGATTTAGCGAGCATGACGATGAAAGGTAACTGCCTTTCCTACGATATGCAAAGAATTGCCGGAGGGTGGATTAGATGTACCGCTACAGCACTCGTTGATGGTGATATGAGTGCCGCTGGTACGATAGGCGCGTGGATTGGAATCATCAACTCACTGAATGACGGTCGTCGACCTCAAGTTTCAGGCGTTGTAGGTGAGGGCTTTTATGTCTGGGGTGCGCAGATGGAAGCCCAGAGGATTGCTACGTCCTATATCCCAACCGCAGGCATATCTGCAACCCGGTTAGGGGAAACAGCAACTCTGGCCGCGGATTGTAATGCTGGCTATGCAACAGCAGGCGATTTAATTGAGAGAACCACAGCAATCGAATTTTCTTCGGATAGGCTGGGGCTGGCGGCTGGTAGCACGGTAACAGCTTTACAGGTGGCGGGTATAACTAACGACTTGATGCTCAGATTCAGCGCAACTGAACTGTTATCGTATCGTGGCTCCAGCGTCATTCGCATGCCGGTAACGCACCCAATTTCAAGGGGGGTATTTGTTCAGACCATTGATAAAAACAACCTTCTGAATATGCACTTCGGTGGGAAAAAGGTTGGAAATCAATCCATTCCTACAAATCCATCACAAAAACCCACCACCATCAACATCACAAGTGTGACTACATGCTCCTACCATATCCGAAATATTCGTATATGGCATCGCGTGCTGAATGAAAATCAAATTAAAGGAATTCGCTGATGAGAGATTTCTATTTGCGTTTCGCTGATGTGAACGAAATGCAGCTGGCATTACTGGCTTTCTGTTTTCAGGAAGAAGAAGAGCAGAGGGGGCTGTATCACCCTGATGTTTACCTTGATGTTATCGGTATTATGTATGAGCCAGTCAGGCCGGAAAACGAAAATTCTGGGTTCATCGCATTATCAGGTTATCACGTTAATATCCGGGTAATGAATGACGGGCTTGATTAATCACCTCTGGATGAATTCATCGTGACTCCAAAAACGCCTGCTCGCGTCTGGGCATAAGGAAATTACATGGCAAACAGACAAGATAGTATTACTCTTACTGCGGCAGATGTAAAAGCCCTGAGTACAGATGGTGGTACTGTAAATGGTAACGTGATATGCAAAAATAGTGTTCAGATTAAAAGTGTCGACGCTTCGTCAAATACGCTTCTTTATTTGCAGGATAATAATGGAGGTGCGAGAAGCATCTTCTTCACCGCGCCCAACGGTACTACGCAACTACAGGTTAACAGTAATCCAGCGACGGTCAGCTATATTTACTCCTTTAACGTCGATGGAGGGTTTTCGTCTAAATATCTCAGCACAGGTGCTCCGTTGGCTACAAGCTGGGCGCAGTCCTGGCAACGGGGTTACGCTGGTGCGTATATGGACTCAACACTGGATAACCAGGGAATGGGGGCCATAGCTGCTTGGTCCTGGGGTTATCAACACGGCGGAGGTTACCCTCTGCGGACGAGCTGGGGTAATGTCGGCAACGGTACAGGTAACTGGGGCAATACCACGATGGTCCAGTTTGGGGATAGCGGCTCAAAAGTCCGTTACTGGCTTTTTACACCTGAAGCAGGGGATCTCGTCACCTCAGTGGGCGGGGACGGTGGGTTTGCCGGCAACTATACGTATCAGAAGGCAGCTACCTCTGATGCCACACTGAAGCATGATATCGCCTATGACGATGGCAAAGCCTCTTACGAAAACATCAGGAAGCTGAAACCGTGCACGTTCGTGTATAACGGCGATTACCTGGAACGTGTGCGCCGGGGGATCATCGCCCAGGATGCTTTACGGGATATAGACCGTGAGTATGTGAAGCTGGTCCCCGCTGCGCCTGAGTTTGACGAAGAGGGCAATCGTTGTGATAAAGACGACACCTTAGCTCTTGATAATAACGTCATCCAGATGGATACGGCGCTGGCGTTGCATCACGCGATTGCCAAAATCGAGGCGCTGACCACCCAGGTCGCGCAGCTGCAGGCTGAGGTTCAGGCGCTGAAAGCGTAACGGCACCATGATGTTCAGCAGTAAATATCGATAGGTGTCGCCGCATTGATCTGCATAGCCTTTAAAATCACTGTATATAAAAACCGTTAAAAGGAGTGCAGATCATGTCCCGCAGAAACGATATTAACTCAGCTTTCCAGTCGTTTTTCAGTTCAACTTCAAAGGTTACTTAGCTAGCAAATACAGACCAATAAACCTTAAACAGCCCCTCGACTGCATCTCCCTAAGTGTAATATAACTGAGCATCGTGGCATCAGAACTTGAGTTGTAGAACAAGACTACGCTGATAAGAACTGGCTAGGTATTACACATTAATGTGAAAATTACTGAGAATTACAATAATGAATCTGAAAAAAACTCTGGTTTCTCTTCCATTTGTTTTTGCGATTAGTTCTGGCGTTGCTTCATCTGAAAGCCAGTTTGAAAATGTTAAAAAGGCCGCAGAAGCTGGAGATGCCCATGCACAGTACAGCCTGGGGGCTGACTTCTATATTCCGGGTGAAGGTGGGGCAGATAAAAACTATGCTGAAGCAAAAAAATGGTTAGAAAAATCAGCTTCGCAAGGTGTTACCGATGCTTATTATCCACTTGGGGTATTATATTCATTTGGATTTGGGGTTGAAAAAGATCATAAGAAAGCAGTGGAGTTTTACAAAAAGGCAGGTGCCGCCAGAAGTGGCAGTGCTTACTTCAATCTTGCTGAAACCTATCGGCAAGGTCTGTTAGGTGAGAAGGATGATAAGCAAGCAATTAAATACTACAAGCTTGCCTCCGCTGCGGGTGATCGGAAAGCCAGTGAGATGGCTGGTTGGTATTATGAGAATGGGACCGCAGTTCGGCAAAACTATAAAACTGCTCTCTCATACTATCGTAATGCAGCAGAAGCCAATCTGCCATCCTCACAGGCAGCTATTGGCCGTTTTTATGATGATGGTCTGGGAGTAAAAGAGAACAATAAAAAAGCTCTGGAATGGTATCAAAAGGCGGCTGACAATGGTGACATCTCCTCAATGACGAACGCCGGAGCCATGTACAAAGAGGGCGAAGGTACTGAGCGCAATTATTCTATGGCAAAACGCTACCTAGAAAAGGGGGTCGAGAACGGTTCCCCGGAATCCATGTATAACTTAGCAGGTTTATATATTAATGGGCTCGGTGTTGATAAAGATTTAATCAAAGGCAGCGAGCTATACAAAGAGTCCTGCGATAAAGGCTTCCAGAAAGGCTGTTCCACCGTTAAAGAACTCAGGTCCAAAGGCATGTATCACGCTGGAAGCACAAAACCTGCCAACAAACCTGACAGCATTACTATGCCTCAGAGGCTCGTAGCAAAATCTATCGAAAGCGGCATTAATGCTACCTTCATCTGGGAAGGTGACAATGCGGTATTCGAAGCCAATGATCACAAAATCGACTGTACATTCATGCCAAACGAATATCGTAAAGAGAATCAACTGGCTACAACTTTTGTATGTACGGAAAACGTCCAGATCATTCTCAAAAACTTCAAAGATACGAAGAACTCCTATATTGCTGTTATGACCGATAATTTTAATAAAGAAGTGAAGACTTTTTCAGTCAATGTTTACGTGAGCAAAGGCTGAATCTGTAGCTTTAATGTATTGCTACCGTAATATTAACTTCTTGATGCAGTTGATAAATATCTTTTGTGACCGGGAGCAACAACAGGCAGAAAAAAATTCCTGGAACAGCCGAAGTGCATCAGAATGCTCAGCACTAATTATCAACAGCCGCATTTCGATCTCTTTGAAGAAAAAAAGCCCGTACGGGAACGGGCACAAATCCCTTAGTTTTGTTATCAATCCCGCGTTCAGGACGCAGGTAGTTAACATATCGGCATCATAAGCCATTACTTTAGGCAGGGGACATTAGCGCTTCGTTTAAAATCATCTAAAATTATTGATGGTGAATCCCCCTGTGCGGCGGGGCAATCCAGTAGATGAAAGTGTAAATATGTTTGCGGCTCGTATAACTGGTAACGAGTCACCGGGAGGCACCCGGCACCTGTATCAGAGTAAGCTGTTTGTTTGTGCTGATAACCTTTGCCTGCTCAAGCGGCAGGCCTTTTTTTAAGACCTTGATGAGGAGTTTCTCATGGCAAATGTTGCGCTTTTAGCCGGTTTGTTTGTGCTTATCGTGTCGGGTCTTGTCGGTCTTTCACGGGCATTATTAAATATCTGGTGCGGTCCGGAGCAACATTAAAACCATTCAGAATGACGCCTGACCCGGCTCAAAATATCTGTATTGTCCGGGGCTTTTGGTATCGGGCCAGAAGCATAATAAAGACAGTGAAGTGATGTTCATTTGAGCACATTGAAAGGGTTTTGAGGCTGGTTCAGCCAACAGTCTGAGGGCATACTTGTTATGAAATTCATCTGTCCTGCTTGCAAAAGTAATCGGTTCTTTTTCACCTCCTTCAATCCCGAGCAAAATCTGCCACACGGCGCGGTATGTTCCGTATGCGGAACCCGGCTTACTAAGCGCTCCATCCTTCCAACTCCGCGCAGAAGGCGATGGCCTAAACAGGTGGTTTAATCATTTGTGACACGAAGCGGCTTGCGATGATCGATGCAGTCCTTAGGGGTTTACATGACTCATTCCGAAACCAGCCACATATTGGCTTCTTCGAAAACTTCTCCCAGTATGCCCAGCATCGGCTTAACCTCTGTCTCTGAAAAATTTCTATGCACTCGCTTGGTTAATTCGGCAGTACAACCAGATGTTCAGCAGTAATTATCAATAGGCACAGCCTCCTTGCCCTGGCCCTTCCTTAAAACTACTGTATGAATACACAGTAATAATAAATGAGAGGTCACCATGCCCCGTCAATCAGAAATTAACTCGGCTTTCCACGCTGCTATTCAGCTTAACCCCAAGGGCTATCGGTGCTTGCGCACTGAAGACTTTATCCGCGAGTTGGCAAAGGTCCATTGGCATTTCAGCCGAGCCGACGCCAACGAGTGGATACAGCGCTACCAGCCAGATTTCACGGATAAGACAACTGACGGAACCGATAATCACTACTGGATCCTGCGCAACATGGGAATGGTTCACTGATGGGCTTCGTATCTCCGGCAACCGATTATGTCGAGCAGCGCCTGTCCCCGGCCAGCATTTGCACCACGAACGAAAGTCGCATCCTGGAAACGTCAACCGGGTTTGCGGTGATCGAGCCGGTCACCCGGTTGGTGCAGGGGCAGGTGCTGCTGATCCTCAGCGGTAGAAGGACTCAGTTCGCAACGCTCAGAGGTAAGGCGCTAATAACGGATGACGGCGAGGCGATCGAGACGGCCGCGGCGGAAGAGGTTGACGTAATGGGCAAGGTGACGTTCTTCATTAACAGCGCAGCTGATGATGTGTGCCCGGTGTAAGAAGCGGTGCGTAGTTAGGGGGCTCAAATGATCCCCCTAATAAGTTTTATGTCCGCTTAGAGCGAAAAGCGGACTTATCCTTACAAGGCTTACCATCCAGAAATGAAAGTTCCCCCAAAAGGAAAACACTCGCAAACCTTCTAGACAACCTTTTCCCGAGCATTTAGCCTGAATTAAAATTTTAATATCTGTCAGGCTAGTTCATTATGAAAAATGATATCAGAACCCTCGACCTTAACCTTCTTAAGGCCCTTGATGCATTACTGGATGAGGGAAGCGTGACTCGGGCTGCACAGCGCCTCTCCCTGACGCAGCCTGCCGTCAGTGGTATGCTTATTCGCTTGCGTGATTACTTTGACGATCCACTCTTTGTTCGCACCAGCCACGGTATGGTCCCCACAATGCGGGCCAACGAACTTTCTACGCCGGTAAAACAAATCCTGACTGATATCGCTATCATGCTGAAACCAAAGGAATTTAATCCCGTGACGGTGGAACTGACTTATACCATCGTCGCAACGGACTATGCACTTAAGGCTGTTGTCGTTCCGTTGATGGCTGAGCTAAAACAACGTGCACCTTATATTAAAATCGCCGTGCGGCCCGTGGACAATGAGCAAATGTATCAGCAGTTGTCTCGGGGTGAAGTTGATCTGGCTTTGATAACACCGCAAACAACCCCCGAAGACCTGCATGGAAGAGCGCTCTATGAAGAAGATTATGTCTGCGTAGCACGACGTCGTCATCCTCTGGCAGCGAGTTCAGAAATGACGCTCGAACAATTTTGCAAACAGGAACATATTCTGGTGTCTTCAGAAGGTAACTTCACCGGTGTTACAGATGAAGCACTGGCTAAGCTCAGTCTGACACGACGAGTAGGCATGTCAGTTAATAGTTTTCAGGTGATACCTGATATATTGCGAGTGACTGATATGATTGCAGTTGTACCTCACCGCATGGTCCTGACTAACAAAGATCTCATCATTCTCCCTTTGCCCCTGAAAGTACCCGGCTTTACCAAGAGCATGGCCTGGCATGAGCGAACCCATCGTGACCCAAGTCATCAGTGGATTCGTGCTTTATGTGCAGAAGTAAGCCAACATCCCGCGTCCTGATATAATTTATCTTATTAAGAATATAAGTAATTACAATTCGCCTTATAACTCCATTGCACCAATAATCACTGTCATCACGTTACTGCCGTAATGACACACGCAGTGCACTCAACTAAAGCAATTGGAGAAATTTATGAACGCGATTAACTGGCCAGAAGGCTTTGTTCCGGGTTTTACCGATAACTTTGTTTCTAATGAAATGATCATCTTAGGTCTGAACGTCAATGATGTCTGGCCGCTCCTTAGTCAGCCATTGCTATGGCCGGAATACTATAAAAATTCCGCCGATGTGCGCTTTTATGACAACAAAGGTCCAGAATTGGAAAATGGGGTTCGCTTCTACTTCAGCACGTTTGGTTTCCCAGTTGAAGCTCAGGTTGTGGAGTTTGTTCCACCTGCTGAAGGTAAACCTGCTCGTCTGGCATGGCACGGATGGGCCGGTGAAAAAGATACCGCTCAACGACTCGATGTCCATCATGCGTGGCTACTGGAAGATCTTTCCGGTCACAGGGTCCGTATCCTAACGCAGGAAACACAGAACGGAGTCCCGGCAAAAGATCTGGCAAATACCCGCCCGAACCCAATGCTTAATGGTCATCAGGAATGGCTTGACGGCCTGATTCGAGCAGCAAAGAAATAATAAACCGCTTTCCACAGTCATATCACTGAGGCTGCACTTCCCCGCAGCCTCAAGAATATTTGCCCGTTTGCTATTGCACTTGATTACAGGTAAATCATGTAACCCCCGCAAGTGACACCGCGCGGCCATATCTGTAATGTCCCCTCCTGGCACAAAGCGGTCTGCGGTAAAGGAAGCGGAACGCACCCTTAATCATACAATGGCTCGGTAAAAATATTGCCCAAGGAGATTCGCCCAGTAAAAGAAGAGGGGTGATTTCTCGAAGGAGTCATGCAAAGCATTTTTTGGGGCATGGGTGGGACATAAAAACGCCGCAGGTGACATGCAAAAGAACAAATGGATGCATTTCACGAGCGGCAAGTTACTGTTAAATGCTCAGGAATTAAGGACAATCCCACAAAGGCCCGTTACAGCGCTTTAAATTATGGACTTCCAGCTCTATTCGCTGGGCGCAGCATTGGTCTTTCACGAGATCTTCTT